CTTATCTGCGCCAAAATCTAAGACACAAACCGCTGGATTTCCGCCACCGCTTAGATAGATTAACGCACCCCGTGCAGTTATTGCACCTGTCCATGATGTGTTGTTAAACGAAATAAACGCTGTGTCCCCATTACCTACCGTCGGGACTTGGGCTATTGTTAATAAATTACCGCCCGCTACATAGTTGCCACCAGACGCTTCGCCCGTAGCAGTGTATGCGGTTGTATCTTCATTGAGGGTGGCTGAGTTGGTATACAACGCCAAATAAAAACTACCAGACGTAAAGTTAAACGTGCCATTCATCAAGCCCGTCTTGAACGTATTGCAGGTAAAGTTTCCTGTAAAAGCCATCAAGTCACCGCCTGTCTATATTGACCAGAACGGTAAGCGTCTTGGCGCTCCATACCATCTCCGAGGCGTTTAGCAAGTGCTAGTGCTTCCTTGTACTTAGTGTCGTACAAAGCAATCAAATCGGCTTCACCTTTCATGTACGTATACGCTTCAACTAATGCGCCGTACAGAAGAACAGTATCAAAGTTATCGCCCAACCACGTAGTTACGGCTGTGGTGATTGACTCAGGATAATAATAGTAATGCAGTTCTACATAATAAGATGCGTCTGGTGTTGGGCCAAGAATTAGTGACAACTCATTTGTAATCGTTACCCCGTTTACCGTCGGACCAAACAAGGCATAGTATTTTGGCTCACCTGTGCTGTTAGGAGTTGGATATGCTTGACGTATAAAGTTAACGTCTTTGTTTAACAGATACTCAAACGTACCTGTGTCTAAATTAATAGGACTACCCGTAGCCCCCGTCACCAACGCTAGAGAATACACAGACAGAAAATCGTTTGGTAACGATATGTATTTGTTGTTAGCTGTGATGGCTGAATATTGGTTCTTGCGAATAGATGGAAACTGTACCGTGTTGTAAATGCGTTGTTCAGCCTGCGTAATCAGACGGTTAATCTGAGTCGTTGAAGACACAACCGTGCTGTCCGCCAAAGTGGTAGACGGAAAGTTGTTCTCCGTATAGGTCTGAATTGCCGTTACTAACTCGGAATAGTTCATCCCATCGGTCCTCTTGACATAACGCCTTTAGTAGCACAGCCAGTACCACGCATTCTGATGCCGTCGGTTTTAACCTTCTCATCACCAGCGGATTTGCTAATAGCGCCAATGCTGACATCCATCGTGTCTAACTTGCTAGAGTTAGCTTCTTTTCCGGGATTATCAGAAATAGTAAACTTCTTACCAGTCATGTGGTGTGGCTCGGCGTAAACGCTGGCATCGCCAACTTCTTTACCCATCATTTTTTTGCTGAATGTAGCCATTACTTGCTCCCTTGGTTTGCAACACGAGCCAAGTTACGCCCCATAGACTTCATCATGTCGGTTGTTACACCGCCTTTAGCCATCTTGTGCATACGCCCTTCGTGACTTTTAACCATTTTTTTGGCTTCTGTGCCAGCGATTGCTTTGACCTGTTTCTTGTCCATTTTTAACTCCTAAGTTACGCTAACCGTTACTGTACCAAGTTGTACAACCAAATTCAAATTATTTGGTGTCAACGCCGCATCAAAACTGCTTGCCCCACCAACAGGATTCCAGCCCCATTGAAAAATTCTGCTACCACCACCAGACTCGCCGTCTGCTAACAAACCAGATACTTGGTAACTCACATCAGGACGCGGGTCACGCACACCTTGCGGGTCACTAACTGGGTACATACCCAACGACAACTGCGGTTGATCTGGGTCCCAACAAACGGGGCAAACCAACAGGTTGTACGTCTTTGTCTTGATTACTTCCTTGCGTAACACAGTCAGCTTAAATCTAAACCCACATCGGTCACACTCAGCAATCGAATTCTTGCCGGATGAAAACCTATTGCCCATTAGATAAACATCTGACGGGGAACAAGACGGATCGCTGCGCGTTCCTGATCTTCATCCGCTGCCGTCATCCATGCCTCGTCGTACTGCGCTTTCAAAACCTGCAATCTCTCCATACCACCCGGCACTTTAAGCGCCAAATAGTAAGCCAAACCTGCTGTCAAGCAGTTAACAAATCTAAACGGTACGTCCATGACGTTAACGCCCCCGCCAGCATCTTGCACGCGACGCATACGCCAGTACACAAACTGGTATGTCTGGGAGCCGTCTGGCGTAGGCCAAACGGTGATGCTTTGCTTTTGAACCAAAACAATCGGGGCACTGGCAGTGTGGGCTGCGGCAGTCGTACCATCTTGCCCGCGTGTGCAGTTCAAAAGGAACGCTGGTGTGGCACCATCTGCCACAGAAAATTCGTTGTAGCCAATTAACTCACTATCAATCTGAATAAAGCCTGCATTTGGCACGCCTGTAAGGCTGCTAATTGGTATAGATGTGGCTGTGGCAGTGATTGTCGAAGACAAGGTGCCTGTTAAAACCGCAGACTGTCCCGTCAAACGCTGAATCCACACTTGGATTGGACGGCCTTGGGTTAATTTGTTTGGGATCGTAGCGTAAGTAGAAACACTAATACGTGTGATTGTCAGGTCGGCTTGATTGCTTGGGCTGTTCGCTTGTGTACGAATCACATGCTCAAGAATGTCTGCCGTATCGTTTGGCAGTGCGTAGGTGGGTTGTCCTTGGGTCAGGGTAATAACATCTTGCTCAAACGTCCACATGTTGACGCCACGATTAGCCCAGTCTGCAAACAACAAGTTCAAAGACCGACGGGCGGTTCTTAAATCATAGCCCGTACGCATCTCCGAACCCACGCGCTCGAACGCCTCCTCCACTATTTCAGAGAGGTCAAGGTTAAACGACGCGTTTCCGGAGGTATATGCCATTATCTAAATCCTGCTGTTTTCTTTGCTATACCTTTAGGCTGGGCTACGAATTGCTTCCCGGCTTTTTTGCCAGCACGCTTTGCTTTGGTGGTGGCTGCATACTCCGCAGAACTCAAAGACTTAATTGCAGCCTCTGGGAGATACCGCTCACCCGTCTTTGACGATGGCTTTCCCGACTTAGTGCGCCATTTCTGTTCACCCCAAGATTTTAGTGACTGCTGTGGCGCTTTCAATCTTTGTAGCCCCCACCTGCGGCTTTATAGCGTTTAGCCATAACTTGAGCCTTGCGTGCTGACCACTGCCCTGCACCCGTACCTACGATTGCCGCAGCTTTGACGCTGTTAAAGATCCGTTTGCGTAAACCGGGCTTAGTATAGTTACCCGCCGCATTTACTTTGGACTTGGTCTTGCCGCCTTCAGCGTACTGCACGAAGTCGGTGTCGTCCTTTCGGGCAGTCTTCTTGCCCTTTGGCATTTTGCTGGGGGCTACTGCCCCCATTCCACGGCTGGGCATCATGGTTTTAGCAGGCTTTGCCGCCGTTACGCATAGAAATCATCTTGCCTTTGGTTTTACCCTTGGCCTCAATGCCACCACCTTTAGCCGCAAAAATAGGCACTTTTTTGCCATCTTTCATTTTCATAGGCATGCCGCCTTTTTTCATACCCATCATGCCAGCCATAGGAGTAGCTTTTTTCATGCCATCCTTAGCAGTGCTCATACCAGCTTTCATTGTTGGTTTGCCCATTTTTGTAGCCATATCACCACCTCTTTTAAAAGTTTTGCCTTTATCGGCGTTGTTGAAATCCTTGCCCACAGACTGCGGGACTCCTACTTTCTTAGCAAACGATGGGTTGTTAGCCACCGCAGCCATGAAATTGTGTTGTTTCTTACTCGTGCTTGGCATACTTAGCCACCAAATTTTTAACAGTTTCAGTTTCCCAGATGCGAAGAATTAACCACACAATGGTCAATATTCCACCAATGAGTCCTACGAGTGGAGTTACCCAGCCCATGAAATTACCAAGCCCAACAACCACAGCCGCGCCGTCAGTCATTGTTTTTACGTCGTTGTTCATATAAGTCCTTTAGCATTTCCAAGCCCGTAGGCTTTTGTTAATCCTAGAGTTAGGATCTTTCGCTGTCTTTGCGGATGTCAGTTTCTTTTTCATGCCGGTCATCCTCGCGCAGAAAGAATCTTTACGACTACCACCCTCTGGTTGCGGAGCCTTTAGTCCGGGTTTACCCGGATTGGCTTTGTTGTAGGAAGCCCTGCCCTTGGCGTTCAAACCGCCCTTGTCGGACTTGCCTTCCTTGCGTTGCCATGCGGGGGACTTAGCCATAGAACACCACTGCGGTGGTAGTTGCAGATATAACTGCGGAGATATTGGTGTTGCACTTAATACCTTCTCCGGGAAATATCATGTATATAGAACCCGCTGCCGCTGGTGCGGTAAACGAGAACATGGCTGTACCGCCTGTACCGTCATTCAATACAACTGTTGCGCCTGTTGAATAGCTGATGGATATACCCTTGATACGGGCTGGGCCAGCAAAAATAGTAGTGGTCGCGCCAGCAGCGCCAACTGCTGACTTAACGTCTGTTTGCATCATAATTAATCTCCTGTTATGAAGGGGCCGAAGCCCCCATGATTAATTACTGTTGTGTGCTAGTTGGGTTGGCAGAACCGTCAGAGTCACGGACAGTGTATGTAACTGACACAACAATTGATCCTGCGGTTGCATCAGCTGTAGCCGCTGTAAACGTGCCAAAGATGATTGCATCAGTTGTTCCTACATTGTTAGTCTTAGACGCAACAGTAGCCGCAGCAATCGTTGCAGGAGAGACTTGAACCACTGATGTTCCAGTGTTCAGCGTAGTCATATAAAAGTTAGAGGTTCCAGAGGTTCCAATAACAACGCCGCAATTACTAGCGCCAGTTAAAGCAGTAATTACGTAAATATCAAACCGCATAATTTGTGCGCCAGCAGGCAGAGTAAACATCTGTACTGCGGTGGGAGACGCCAAAATAGTGGCTGTGGCTGCGGTGTACGACTGAGAAACAATCGTTGCGCCCAAATTACGGATAGTGCCAGCAGTAGTGCCAGTTGTGTTTTTAACAGTGCCCAACAACCAAGGGCCTAAATGCGTTGCGAATCCCATAAGAATATCTCCATGCGTTATGGCGTATCAATCTGCATGAGGTCAGCCGGACCTGTTTGATACACCGAAATTTCCGGTTAGTTAAATATACACCAAAAGAAAAGGGAGCACAAGGCTCCCTTCTCAGTCTTTCTTAGGACGAACCGGGTGAACCGAACATTCCTAATGGGTCAGACCAGCCGAACGAATAACGCTCGCGTGCCTTGTAGCGCACGTTGCCAGTATCGAAGTCACCGTCCATGCTGTTTTGCAGCGGAGTACGGATAAAGTGCTTCAAGCCGTTAGGCACATCAGTAGTCAAATACCAACCGCTTGTATCGGTCAAATAGTTGTTAACTGTGTAGCCTTCAGGGATTGAACCATTGTTCTTCAACGCGTTGACATCGTTGTCAGTAGTGCCAACACGGAGGCTGGTTTCTAACAAACGAGTAGCAACGAACTGGAGTGCTGGTGGAATAATCAACTTCTTAGGCTTTGCAGCGATCAATAGACCACGCTCATCAGTCCAAGCTGCGATTTGAATAACGGCGGCTTCAAGAGAAGTCTCGTTCAAATCAGCTGCTGTAGCTGGGCGATTACTATTGGTGCCACCACCAGTCAAAGGATGAGCAGTGCTGAACAGAGCAACGCCATCACCGCCAACATAGGCAGCGCTGAAGCCGTTGTTCAAAACAGAAGCCGCTTTGATTTGCTTGGTGTAAGCCATAGCACGAGCCAAACCTTTGGTATAGCGGGCTGACAAAGAATCGTAGAGGTTATCTTCGATAGCTTCTTCAGTGATCGCAAAGCCCAAGGCGATGGTTTCGTGGTTGTAGCGAGTTGTAAATGCCTCTTGTGCATTGTCATAAGCGATGGCAGAACCCTCGTTTTTGACAGGTGCGGCAGAGAAGCCAGACAGTTTGGTCTCTTCTTCAAAGCTACGCTCAGAAGTTTCTGTTTCGTAAATCTCTTTATGCTGTTCGCCGTAGCGTGCATACTCAAGACCGAACAAAGCATTAAGACCCGGAAGGAGTTCCTTCAGTAGTTGTGCGCGTGAAATAGCC